TAGCTACTGCAATCAAATACCCATCAGTACCACCATGACTACTGACAACGGCATATTTGCTACCAGTTCCAGTTATATCAGTCCCATTTTTTCTTAGCCAAATTGTTACTTCATGAATTTGAGTATCCATGTTAGCAAACTGTAAGCTAAATTGAATGTTATAAGTTCCTGCATTGGTAATCGTCACCTTATTAGATGCAAGACTAAATCCATAAGCAGAATCTACTGTATTAAATGCAACTACTGTAGGCGTATCAGCAGCACTAAATGTTTGGTCAGCATCATTCTGGAAAGCACCACGAGGAACAATAGACCTAGAAGCCTCAAATGTACTAGGTGCAAACAGAATAACGCTGTCTGGGCCTATTCTTCGGTCTGTAATAGTTGTAGTTGTTGCGCCACCAGTAGCAAGCGTTACTGAGCCTGTGTTATTAGTCTTTCCGTCCATGATGCCACGGACAATCTCTGCCACAGCACGAGCATCGCCACCAAAAGCAGGAAGACTTCTAAACATCAACGAACTCCCTGCGGAACAACATCAACATCTACGCCCACAGCAGTTTTCCATGCAGCACCAGTCGGAACTAAGTTAATCCTGTGATAACGACCAGCAGAACGCAAAGAAACCCTGTTATCTGAGTCAGCAGCCGTAGATGTTCCATAAGTAACACTTTGGTTTAACAATCTACGAGATGCAACAGAAAGTGAAGCTGAACCATTGTCAACAATAGGACGAGCCAAGGTAACTACTGAGTTAGCACCTACATCAATATCACCAGTTGAGATATTTCCTGTAAGGCTAGAGCCAGTAAAAGAGTAAACCTTTGTGCCGTAAGTTCCACCTAAGAAATACTTACCACCAATATATAGCAATGAGTCAAGGCTTGTAGTCATAGCGTCAATGCTAGACGAAACTGCATCCAATTCCTCAAGCGTCAATGCACCAGATGATGCTTCGCCCAAGTAGTCAGTACCAGCATCGCCATAAGTCCACTTCTTAGTCTGGAAGTTGTAAATCATCAGCTTACGAGTAGCATCAACTGACTTATAGTTCCAGATTACAAGCTTACGAACAGGGTCAATCGCAGCAGACATGGTTTTATAGTCTGTCTCATTAGCGTCTGACAGGAAGAATCTATCTACCTTCTCAGCACCAATTGGAATGACTTGCTGACCATCGCACATATAGAAACCATCGTCTGACAAGAAGAATGTAATGCCTTGGTACTGAGCAATTGAGCCAGCTACCATACATCCCTTACCACGAGAGATATTGTCAAACTGGAAAATGAAAGGCGTACCAACATAAGTCATGCGATGGATAGAACGCTCTAGCAGAACTAGACCAAACTCACCGCCACGAATACCCATAATCTGACCACCATCAGGAATATCTTGATAGTCAGACTGAGTGTTTACGTTTTCTGTCCAATCTGTTTCATCATTGATGGCAGACCAACGAACTCGATATTGCTGTTGTACAGATGATTCGTAGGTGTTAGCAACAACTACAAAGTCACGGACAACTGTAATGTACTTAGCAATAGGCGCATTAGAAGCAACATCAGCAAAAGTGCTAGAAGTTCCAAGCACCCATGATTTCAGCTTATCTGCGTTATTGCAAATAATGACATTCTTGCCAAACTGAGTAAACCTTACTCGGTCATTGCTTCCAGTTGTTAGACCAGTATTAACCTGAGTCAAAGTACCAGAGCCACCAACTGTGTAAATCTTAGATGCGCCAGCAGCAAACAATACTGTATTCCCATCTGGTGCTTTAGCTGCATACAAAGAAGTTAAGTTCTCAGAAGCAGCATTGGATAAAGCAACAGGCGTAGGAAATGGGCCATAACCAATAGCCTGAGATACCACATTCTTGGCATCTGTCAACGAGCCTGAAATACCTGATTGGTCAGGCATCCACTCGCCAAATGTTACCCTTGTCGTAGCCATGTGTTATTTCCTTGAGACTGTATAGTCCATGTATTGTCATTAGCAGATACTGGAGTCCATGTATTTGAGTCGCTAGATACAAGCGTCCAAGTGTTTGAGTCAGCACTTACTGGAGTCCAAGTATTAGTGTCACCCGATACTGGCGACCAATTATCACCAATAATGTGACCATCAGCAATAACGCTTGCATTACCAGTAATTGATGCTAAACCTGCATAAATAGCAGAAGCATCAGCAACTACATCAGCATTGGCCTCAATGCTTGCAGAGCCTTCAGCAATCAGTCCACCATTAGCGGTAAATGATGCTTCTCCAGTAACATCTGCAATTCCAAGTTGGATTCTTTGTGCATTAGCCTCACAGAATCCATTAGCACTAATACTTGCACTAGCACCATAAACAAGCTGACCAGAAGCACTTACATCAGCGTTTCCAGTAATGCTTGCTACTGCGCTATTCACCTTAGTACCAAGAGCAGTTACATCGGCATTAGCCGTAATACTAGCAACACCTTCTGCGATTCTTTGTCCATCAGCAGTTACGCTTGCAGTAGCCTGAATATCAGCACTACTAAACTGAACACGCTGACCAGATGCCGTTACATCTGCATTTCCTATGACAGAAGCAGACGCATAATAGGCAATGGATGCCGAAGCACTTACTGTTGCTGTGCAAGTTACGGAAGCAATACCACCGAATATCTTTTCAGCATTAGCAGTAACAGTTGCATTTGCAGAAACATCAGCAACTCCATCCCACAATGTAGCCGTATTCCAAATAGTAGAATCTAGGCTGATTGATATGCCATCAATGCTTGTATTAAAAGCATCTAAGCCATCAATTGACCAAGGGCCAGTTACATTCTTCTGGGTTGTCGAGTTCCATTCAGACGAGTCTAAACTGAACGCAAGGCTATCCAATGACCCAAATTGGTCAAGTTGCTCAAGCGTTAAGTTGACTGTCGCCATCTTATGCCAATGTTACAGACAAAGAACCTGTAGCAATACGGAACACATCGCCAGTTGCAATAGTCTTAGACGCATCTAGTGGAGTGTGATACAGCAAGTTTCCTGCTGTTGACGCATCACGCAGACCAATGTGAGTGATAGTACCCCATGAGCCACCAGCTTGAGGAAACTCAACAGCAGCAGAGTTTGTAGATGCACCATTACTAGGCGCATCAAAAGTCACAGACTGACGAGCATAAGAAGTTCCAGATACTTCAGTACCTGTGTCAGCATCAGTTGGGTCAGATGTATACAGGGCAACATACACAGTTGTTGGTGCTGTGTAAGAAGTAGCTCGTAATGTGCCATTAATCAGCGCATTTTCTAAGTAGTTTGACATTTCAGCCATGATTTCACCTTGCAGTTAATTTGATTGACAGGGGAACACCAGAATACTGAGTGCTTTCATCAGACCTAGTGAGTGAAGAAATAGCTCGGTCATACATAGTTCCCCATGTATTGATTCGAGCATCATTCATTAGATACGGCTCAGCCTCAATCAAAGAAGCGTAGAGCAAAGCATCTGGTGCAGTTGTCAAGAATGTGTTTGTCGTATTAGAGCTAGACAGATAAGCTGGCGCAGCGTAATACAACAGTTTTAGCGTATATACGCCATCAGGAGCAGGAGTCAATTGAAACTCATTAGCCAAGATTGTGTAAGACTTAGGAACACCAACTTGTGAAGTTCTTGGGTCATTAGACAATGATGATGGGCTAGAGTAGCTCAATGGTGTAATTGGGTTTGTCATTACGACAAAATCACGAATCTCCAGAAAGTCGCTTGGGACTTCTACAGTTGCATCACCTGATACAGATGATGTAGTAACTGACTTCAACATCTGGCGAATACGCAACTCTCTACGGAGGCGATTCTCTGCAAATGTAATAAAGTCTGGGATTTGTGAAGTCAAGTCAGACCTAGCCAAGTAATTGGCTATTGAAGTCTGCAAGTCTGAATAGGTTGAGAGGCTCATACCACTCCTGTTCGAGTTCTAAAAACTCGGTTATCACGCTCATTTAACCATGCTTTGAATCGCTTTTCATCAAGAATAGCAAATCCTCGCATGATTCCTTGTTTATTTAAGTCATCAATAACTGTCATTGGAATGGACGCAACCTTATTGCCAAACAATTCATCAGACCATCTTGCTCGTTCATCAAAGGAGTTATATTCCTTTTTATTTTGCTCAATAATGCCTGTTACATCCTGACGAGTTTCAATAATGATGCCGCCATCGCCATCAGCATGAACTACAGAATCTCTAAATTTGACAGGGTTTTGCATACACTAATTCTAACAGTTTTGCTATAAAAAGAAATGCCCCAGATGTTTAGTCTGAGGCATTTTTGAGTCACTTAGTGATTATGACAAGTCAGCAATAATGCCGTGTGCAGCTTCGTTCTTAACTTCCAAAGTGAACTCAGCCAACAACTGTGTGCTTTCATTGTCGCCAGTCACAGCCAATTCATTGGTCTGGAAAGGACGCAAGTAAGCAACAGCAGCCATGTCAGGGTCAAGCACAAATGCAACATCATCAGCAGAGTTAGTGCTGTTCATGAAACGTGAGGGAACAACGCTCAGAGTGCCGAAATCTGACAGATATACGTCTGCAGCCCCGATGATAGTTGTAGGTGCATTGGATGGGGCCATGTAACGCTGTGCAGCAATACCAGCAAAGCTAGAAACTGTCTGCTTGTGAGCAGGAGTAACCATCAATACTTTAGCATTGCCACCTGCAGTGTAAACACCTTTAACGGCAGTTTGCAACATGGATTCAATGAAAGTGCGGTTTGTGCCGTTTGTACGAGCAGTCGTACCACCAGAACCAGCAACACCAGAAGTGCCACCAGAATAGGTTGTGCTAATCCAAGTTTGCAGACCACCCAAAGCACGAGCAGTAGTAGAGTTACCATTAGTAGCTACTTGGTTGCTCAACAATGTCAATTCCATGTCACGCTTAATTTCGGCAGAAGCTTTAGCCAATTGGTAAGCCTTTTCAGACTTACGACCAGCTTTGTCAACTGCTTGCAAGGTGTTAGAAATCTTGATTGTCTTCTGTGAAATCTGGCAACGATTGCCAACACGAGAAGTAGGAGACATGGTAGCGTCAGATGCAGTCGCACCTTCAACAGCCACATTCAGTTGGGCTGCCGCAAGCGAATCAGTCTGCCACTCGTGATAAACAGCAGTAGCCTTTGTCTTTCCAACGGAAGACATGAAAGGTGTGTCTGTGGGGCTGATGTTATAGATAACGTCAGACAGGTCTTCACGCTGACCAATAGCGGTATAGGTTTGATATGTAGCCATTTTAAAACTCCAAATTTAAAAGAATCGTTCAAATGCTCTGGCTGCGTCAGTAACTTTTCCAGTTTCTCGCAGTCGTTGCATTACCTGTTTGTCTTGCGATGACTTTGTAGGAGGCGCAGAAGTTCCAGAACGCATCATCTTAGGAGCAGCTTGAAGTTTCTTGGTTACTTCAGGCTTGCTCTTTTGAAGTTGCTCATACTTCATTGCTTTATACAAACTCACCACAGCACGAGAGTCATACACGGAACTGAGTTCTTGGTCAGTCCAACCAACAGACTTCGCATAGTCTCGGATTTGTTTCCGAACCGCATCACCCTGTGGCGTAGCTAACTCAGGAATCAGACTAACTAGCTTCTCAGATTCTTGACGTAAGTGGTTTTGCAAAGAGGCTTGTTGCTCGGCTTGTTGCTGTTGTGCAATGCGTTGCTGTTCTTGCCTTACTACTGCTAACTGTTTCTCACGCTGACTCTGTTCAGCTACCGCTACGGCATAGCCAATAGGGTCTGTTTCCTTTAGAACATCTAAGTCCACACCCTGATTTTGCTGCGTAAGGAAGCTATCCAACGCTTGCAACTTCTGGGCGTATGCCTGTCGCTCTTGTTTCACCTGCTCAAGATGAATACGCTCAGCTTCAATAGCCTTACGTTGTTCAGCAAGAGCCTGAGACTTTTTAGTGTAGTCCGTACCTTGTTGATAACCCTTGATAAGTTCATCGAGTTCGACCTCAACTTCCTCACCAGCAGCCTTGACTTTATATCTTGGCTTGGGCTGTTCTTCCTCGGATTCCTCCTCAGAATACTCAACTTCATCAGACGCTTCAAGTTCCTCTGTTTGTTCTTCAGATTGGCCTTGTTCGGCTTCCTCAGAATTTCCCATCAGACCTTCAAACGCTGAAGCGGCTTGGTTTACATCTAGGCTTTCACTCCCTTGTGGGTTGGTGTTTTCCATTTGTCATCTCAAAAATAGCCAGAAACCTTCTGGACGGAGGGTAAGGTTTCCCTTACAGAATTTTCCATTTCTTTTCTTTGATTAAGGATTCTGAGGCCAAGCCTTCTAAGTGTCCTGTAATCAATTCAATTGTCTTTATGTACCGATAAGCTTCTTCTCGCCTATCACATTCTTCAGCACTTGTGTTAATTATTACACTAATTTGCTGTTTTTTCAAATTATCTATGACTTCTTTGAAAAAGTCATCGTCCAATAGGTTTTTAGCCCATTGAGCCAAAACTGCTTTGTCATTAGAATTCAAGGATAGTCCTATTTAAGTCTGTATTACCTTTACCACCACCACCTCCACCACTAATAGGTGTAAACAAGTTGAAATAACTGTTACCACTAGCAGTACCTAATTCAGTCAATGGATTATAGGCAGAGCCACCACCAGACTGAGCAGCCAATGTAGCAATAGCTTCTTTGTCGCCTAACTCAGCCAATACACGCAATGTGTTTGCTTCAAGTCCATCGTATGCTGCACTAGCAGCCTTACGGCTTGAGTCGATAGTATTACCCAAGTTAGCAGCACCTAGCAATCCATACTCAGAAATAGCACCTTCTGGAGCATTGAGCAATCCATTAACCACATTGCCTACGTTATAGCCAGTCAAGTTACCAGAGATAGTATTAACCAATCCCAATACTGGATTAGCAGCACCAAGCAAAGCATTGACTGTCAATGGTGTGTTGTCTGTTGCGAGTCCAAGTCCTGCCGCCAAAGCGTTTCCTGCTGGCCCTGCTGCCAACATAGCAACTTTTGCGCCAAGGTTAAGAACATCTTGCTCAGTCTTAATATCAGCAGCAGAACCAATCAGATTCAATGCAATAGCTGTTTTAACAAGGTCTGAGTTACCAGCCAAAGCAGCAATAGGAGCAACAGTTCCTGCAACATTGGCTACATCCGTACCAGTTACCTTAGTGCCAAACAAACCATTGTTAACGCCTGAAGTGTCTGTAGTTGTACCGCCAGTTAAGTTATTGTTATAAACAAGAGTATTGTCAATTGCTGTGTTACCAGTAATCTTGCTTGTAGGTGTTTCAATGCTCTTAATTACACCAGAATCAACACTAGCAGCAGCGTCAGAATTACCAACTTTTTTCATTGGCGTAGGCAAAACTCTAGGTTGAGCCTGAAGCAATGAGCCATACGCAATGCCACGTTGTTCAGGCAACTGCGTACCAATCATGTCTAGCAATGACTTAGTTTGGTAGAAAGGTGCTTGTGGAGTGTACTGGCTTTGGATGCCAGAAATAATGTCTCCATAAGAAACACCTTGTGGATTGTCTCCACCTACCAAACTACGCAGTTGTTCATAACTCATGCTGTTCTCACTTAGAAATCATGCCCAACACATTTGTCAGCGTAGGTGCAGGAGTTGCTACCATGCCTGATTTAGACAAAGCTGTAGCAATCTCTGGTCTGCTCATAATATATTGCATATCTGCATTGGACAAGCCATAAGCAGATTGAACCTTGCCTAATGGCATATTCTGAAGCATACCCGCAACATCACCATAGTTACCTGTCTTCTCAGCGTTCTGCCATGCTGTAGTCAATGCAGGATTCTGTGGATTAGAAATCATATTCACCAACTGTTGTGTAGTTGGACGAGATGCAATTGTCTGTGCAGCCAAACGCTTTGATTCTTCAAATGATGGGAACAACTCACGGAACTGACCGACAGTTGCTGTTTGTTGTGTAGGTGCGCCAGTAACAGTAGTTGTACCAGTTTGCTTGATAGGCATACCAGTCCAGTTGGCTGGCAACAATCCTGCAATTCCATTACGAGAAGCAATATAGTTAATATCGTTCTGGTTAAGGTTATATGTTGCTTTCAGTTGGTCAGCACTAATGCCTTTAAGCATATCAGCGATGCCAGCATAGTTACCTGTTTTCTCAGCGTTAATCCATGCAGTTGACAATGGGTCTTTAACTGTTGGACGAGAATAAATGTAGCTAATGTCTTTGTTTGTCAGACCATACTTTGACAGCAAGGTTGGCGCAGGGATACCTTTGACCAAGTTAGCAATATCGCCATAGTCACCAGTTTGTTCTGCCCTACCCCAAGCTTGTGCAATAGCGTCATTGGAGTTAATTGCATTGTTGATAGTTGCTGTTTGCGCTGCTGTGTAGTTAGGAACAGCAGTTCTGTCGTTACCTGCTGGCAATGTGCCAAAAGTAGCTTGCACTTGTTCTGGCGTAATTCCATAAGCTGATGCTGCTTTAACAATATCACCATACGCTGCGTTTGGGTCAGTCTTTAGCAGATTGACTAAAGCATCAGTTAGTTGTGCTTGTGTATAAGCCATGATTAACCCTTAATCTCTACGTTAGATGTAATTCCAGCACCAATCTTCATTGCTTTTAATTGGGCTTCAGCTTCAAACTCTTGTTGCTTCATAGCAAAGTAAGCCTGTTGTTTCTCACGCTCAAGCATCAACTTAGCAGTCTCTTTCTCACGCAATAATTGCATTTCAAGACTAGCCTTTTGTTGAGCCATCTGAGAATCAATTTGCATCTGCTGTTGTTGCAGTTGCATATCAGCTTGGGCTTTTGCTTGGTTAGCTTGAATCTCAGCCTGTGTCTTAGCCATCAATGCCTGTACTTCTGGAGGCATCTGTTGCTGTTGTGGAGGAGGATTCGAGAGCATCTGGTCTTGCTCTGGTGTGATTGGCTTATAGAACTCAGCAGAGTCCTTAAAGCCAGCAATCTCAACCATGCGTCCCAATGTGCCACGATACTGAGCAGGTGAAACATATGGGTTAGCAGGGCCGTATTGAGCAATCAACTGCTCTTGTTTAGCCAGAACCATAGACAACATAGCCATCTGTTCTTGGCGATTTCCTGCACCTAAACCAACATTGATAGCAACATCGTATTGGTTAGCCCATGTACGGGGGTCAAACTCTACGAATTCGCCACGCATACGCACCAAACGAGGCTTGTCTTGGTACTTGCACAAGAGATGCAAGATACCCTTAAACAAAGACTTAACGCCTGTCTCAGCAAAGATACGAGCCATCAATTCAATCTTACCCGCACCAGCTTGTTGCATCGAGGCAACCGCAGCAGCAGTCACGTTCTGCAAAATAGATGGGTCAAGCCCTTGTGAGGCATCAGACACACCTGTACGCTTTGATTGGATTGTGTCCAAGTACTGAAGCATTGGAAAAGCTTGAGATGCTACGTTCTGCACTACAAGTTGTTGCACAGCTCCTTGAGACTTAGCACGAATAACACCACCAGCAGTAGATGTAAGCAAGTCGTCAAGATTTACCTGCCCTTCAACAGCTACAACTCGTGCATTATTTGTCAGATATAAGTTATCCAACATTTGACGAGTGATAGTTGTTTTGATTAACTGAATGTCTGTTGTTCTGTCAGCAAGAGAGTTACCAAAGAACTTATGTGGGATTGGGATTGGGCAGATAGAGTGGAATGGCACATAGTCCACTTCCTCAATCATTTCCTTACCTTTTACGTCTTGCAGAATCTCATTGCCAGCATAAAAAACTTGTGTAAGAGTCGCAATGCCTTTTCCGTCTATATCAGTTTTGACATAGCACTCAAAGACTTCAATCTCTTGCATTGATGGGTCATCAGTCTGAACTTGGTAAGGTTGCTCACCAGCAGAATAACGAGCTACACGCTCTGGCGTATAAGCCAAAGCATCATCCATCTGCAAGCCTTCTACTTGTTCCTTGTTAAAGCCCATAGCAATCAATGTGCTACGAGTCAACATCTGACGATGTGCCACGAAAGGCGAATCAGCAATGGTACGAGCTTTCTTGCTAATCAAGAATTCCTCTGGAGGAACATTCTCAATCGTTACCTTGCCTGATTTCTTTTTCTTTTGGACTACTACGTTGTGAGTAGCACCCATGACAGGCTGACCCATCTGGTCAATGACTGGCTGTCCCATTGGGTCAAAGATTGGAAACTCTGTCGTATCTTGCTCGACAATTTCCATGCTCTCATCTGACAAAAGCATTGCTAACTCATCATCAGACAAGTCGTAGTAACGCTCTTTTGTAATGTCTTCTTTGTCTTCCCAAAAGCACTTAACAATGCCGTTTTTTTGCAAGAGAGCATCTTTAAACCAGTCGTGCAGAATAGCTACGCCTTCGTTGTCACGATGGAATACCCAATTGCAATAGTCTGTGGCTTGCTTGGCAGACGCTTCGTCTTGTGGGCCTTGAGGCTCAAAGACAACAATCTGGTCTGAGCCTGTGAAAATGCGTACAAGCGATGGCAAAGCACCATCAATAGCCTCTGCTACTTCGCCTGTGACAATCTGTGACTTACCCTCGACCTCATTACCATAGGGCTGACGCAAATAGGCTTCTAAAGCCTGTTTACGCTGCTCTACTGTTTCAGATTCAATATATCCAATAGCATCATCAATTTCAGCTTGGAGTATTGACTTCAAGTCGTTCTGTTCCATGTGTATCCTTCGGAGGGCGACCGATTTTAGGTCTTTGTGAGGATTGTAATCCTTTTACCACATTTTCCAACATTTCGATACGCAATTCAAGTTCTTTTACCTTTGGGGCGAGATTTACGCCTTGACGTTCTACAAACATTACACAATCCATTTCGGAGCTTGGTTAATCGGCTTACTCCACGTTGAATGACCTTCATCCAACCCCAGAGCAAGATAACGGAAAGAATCAGAGCCGTGAGAAGACCAATCGTGAAGTGGTCTTTCATAGAAAATCTTACGCTTCTCATCGTAGTCTCTGCGATAGTTTCTCAGGCAATTAAGCCCTGTTTGCACTTGTGGGACGTTAAACCAGCACCTTGGAAGCAGTCGCCTTACAGCTTGAATTCCATCGTCTAGTCCCATTCTGGGAGCAATCTTTATCTCTAATCCTGCTTCCTCAAGCATCTCTAGTCGGCTCTTGCCTGACCCAAGCTCTCTCACCCTAACGTCATGTGGCAAGATATGCTCTGCTTTGATGTAGTCGTTATCTCGAATCCACTTCACATAGTGGTCTAGGCCTACGCCATGATTCTCGTAATAGTCGATTAGACGAACCTCAGAGCCTACCAACTGAGCCACCCAGATAGACGTAGAGTCACCCATACCCAAATCCCAAGCAGTAAAGGTACGGCTTAGTTCCTCTCTGGGAATCTCTTGCATATGCTTCTTGTCTTCTAGTTCGTTCAGGATTTGCCCATAGTACGAACCTTCTACAGCAGCATCAAAGCTACATTCAAACTCTTGGCGGTACTTATCCTCACCCATCTCATTCTTGGCAGCCTTGAGTTCTACCTCATCCACTACCCCTGTCTCAGAGGCTTTGAACTCAAGCAGACCCCAACCTTCTTCTTTTTCAGCCCTGTCTCGTAGTTCTTTAAAATGGTTATGGCCTTTAGGTGTACCAATGAACAAGCACCAACCTTTTCTGTCAGCTAGTGCAGGACGGACAATATCTGTCCAAATCTTAGGATTCTGGTCACCAATCTCATCTAGGATTACCCCATCAAAATACTGACCACGCAAGGCTTCAGGATTATCAGAGCCATATAGCTGAATACGCCTACCCCAGAAGTCAACTCTAAGCTCAGAGATGTTGTTAGTACCGCCTAGCGGTGTAGCGTACTTCACCAGATAGTCCCAAGCTACCCTCTTAGCCTGTCCATATGTCGGGGCAATGTAAGCGTATCTAGGTGCTTCCTTCTGGTTAAGGATAGCGTCCTTGATTAAGTGGTTAATCGCAGAGACAGTCTTACCCATTCGCCTATGAGCAACTACAACGCCAAAACGCTTACTGTCCATCAAGTCATGGATAGCAAGCTGTTGTTCTCTTGGCTTATATGGGATTTCGATTACTTCGCCCATGTGACCTTAAGTTCAATAGGTTTATCAGTATCACCAGCTAATTCAGTCCTAGCCAATTTAGGAATGTGATACTCAACAACACTTTGGAACATTTCAAAGGCTTTAGCAGGGTTAGGTTTTATGTCGTTTAATGGGTCACCATCAGCAACAGCATTGAGCCACTCAGTAAGCCTATGGGCATTTTGGTCAACAAATAAAGCTATGGCTTGTCTTGCCTCTTGTGTAGCCTTATTAGGTGTTCCTGCTTGTCTGCCACCTGTTTTAACTCCATTAGCCATATGCGACCTCTCTAAATAAATCTACTTTAGACTGGTCAATCATTGATGGATTGATTTTGTTGTAAGCAAGCAACAATCTAGCAGCACAAGCACGAGAGCCAATGCGTTCAATTATCTTTTCATAATCTTGTTTAACAATGCGTTTCTTAGTGACTGTGCATCCATTGCCACCTTTGCATTTGTTTAGACTTGGCTTATGCAATGAGATAAGTTCTACCTCTTTTGCATATGCAAGTTTTTCTGATGCGAATGTTTCAAGTATTTCACCAGACAACTTAAAGTTCCTTTTTTGAACTTCAAATCTTCGTCCAGAGCCTTTGCCTATATAAACAATTGAACTTTCTTCGTTCTTTATTGCATAGACATAAAACTTATTTATTGGTCTTCCAGCCATTGTGTTTGACTCCTCTAGGGTTGGTCAAGGTAAAGTTAGTGTGTACTATTCTAGCAGACTTAAGATTTCTTTTTTCTTTTGCTCAGGAAACAAAGAATAATTTACTTCTTGAGACATAAGATTAGGTGCTGCTACTTCCTGTGGATAACTATAAGATTTATTAACTGATAGCTTTTCAGGATTGAAAATTTGATAGGTTATTTCACCAGTCTCATCATCTACTAATTTAAGCCCATCAAAACCTTTTTGGATTAGCTCATCAGTACTATACTTATCAGTTTCATCCCATCCACCTAGTTTCATTTTCTTTTCATTAAGAAAACGCTTAACTACCGCACCTTTACCAGTCGCAGCAACTTCTCCAATATTGGGATTGCTAGTAAACCAAATAGTTCCATCAGCAGATTTTGATACATCAAACCCTGATTTTTCAATTGCTTTAGCAGCTTTGGGTGAAGTTCCATGATAAATAAGTTCTTCACCAACATTCTTAACGCTTGCGCCTACTGGTAAACCCTTAGTAGCCTTTCCTAGCAATCCTGCTACTGGTGCAACTGCAATAGCAGCTTCTACTGCTTCAGCACGAGGCTTAGTAGTCATGCCACTACCAGTAGTCAATGGCTCACCATAAGCCATTCTTTCCATTGTCTGTTGGACAGCAGGAACTCCCAAGAGATTCATCAGCATCTCTACTGGAGGATTCTCATAGCCAAACGGCTTTGCTCCAAATTGTTGGACTTTCTTTAGTCGGTCAGCAAGTAAACCCATTACTGGGTTGACCATTGGAGTAGCTCGTAATTCAGCCATTATTTCATTCTGCCCATTTTACGAGCAGCTTCGCTAATAGCAATCGCAACGGCTTGCTTTGAATTCTTCACAACCTTGCCACCTTTGCCAGAGTGCAGTTCACCCTTGCCAAATTCGTGCATGACAGTAGCCATCTTAGCTTTGCCAACTTTGTTCATCTTAGGAGTTTTCATAGTTTCACCATTTCACTTTTGAGGCCCACCACGCTGCACTCATCTTACCCTTGGCAATGTTCTCAGCGTGACGAGCTTTAAACGCTTCGTTACGCTTTGTGCCATCAGGAGAGCCTTTAACGCCTTGTTGACCAAAGCGAATAAGCTTTACATCCTCACCAGACTTAGCCAATACAGCATGAGACTTGGTTGGATGGTCAGGAGTCTTCTTAGGCTTGTTATAGCCTGAAAACTCCTCTGTTCCTCGCTTAATCACTTTTTTCCCTTCTGAGCATAAAACTTATAAGCCATATCTTGCCAGCCGTTTGCTTTAGCCTTTTTTTCGGCTTCTTTCTTAAACTGCTCAGCTTGTTTAGAAGTGTACTGTTTCTGGTTAGTCGTTCCCATTTTCTTCCTCCATATCGCTAGACATTTTCTCGGAATCATCAGTAATTGGGCCACCAGTTACCCATGCGGAACAAGTGCGCTTCGAGGCACATTTGAAATCCCAAATCTCACAATATCCTAAGTCGCCAGCATCAATGACTTCCCATGCGTCTTGCTCAGTATCACCAGCTTTCAAACCAGATTCAATGCAATCTAGCATCTTTGTGGTCTGAATGAAAGCAGCGCAGTTACCGCAACGAGACTTTTTAGCCTGTTCTGGTGAATTTCTCCATACTTTAGAAATTTCACGCCAGTAATCCATGTTTGCTTCGTTAGGATTCATTGGGCCATAGTTGGCTTTATCAATGGCTTTTTGGCGGTTATCAAGATTAACCGATACATCACCTGTCGCTACTGGACAAGCTTCGCCATTTTTTTCTTGGCTTTGTATCTCAATTTCAATCTTTACGGATGGTTCAAGTAATCCAGACATGGGTGTCCTCATGGAGTTTGAGACATTATCTCACACAAAAAAAGAGGGAACAAGTCCCTCTAAGAAAACTCAATGGCAACCGAGTTTGTGCCACTTTACCTTATCCAATAAGTTTTGCAAGTGTCTCGTTTAAGACCGACATTTCGTCATGTTTCATAACCGACCAAATCCTAGCCTGTCCATGAATTCCGTTGTGTGGGCCTTGGTGACAATCCTTGCATAGCGGAATACAAAGATACTGGTGATGCTGCTTTATATGGTGAGCATCAGATGGGCCTGACTGACCACATACACCACAAGGCATCTCTTTTATCCTTGCTAAGTGCAGTCTTTCACGCTTTGTAAAACTGTTATTCAATTTCTACCACCTTATCACCATGTGAACGAATGTAGTCTTTTGTTTTCTTAATGTATCTTTCAAATTCGCTTCTTGAGATACTGGACTGTTGCAAATCAGCATACTCAATCAAATCTCTGATGGCTTGGATGCCTTGACCATCTAAACCCATCTTTTTTGTCTCTTGAAAGCGCATAGCAGCCTTGTGCAAGCTTTCCTGTGCCTTCTCACAGATTGGCAGAACCTCTGGACCTATGCCATTTTTACCCATCATTTCTGACAGATTAAGCACATCGACTAAAGTTCGCCAGTCTGTAATCGTTCCTTTTCCTCTTGTAATAGCGTCTAGTGCTGCGTATTCAAGAGTTCTTAACTTGTCCAGTTTGTCCCTCTGAGTTATCGCTGCTCCCACTATCGCATGGGTCAGCGGGTCTATCAGATTCCAAACTTTGCGCTTCGTTCTTTTTCTCATTATCTCTGCCGAATATGGCATCCCATCTACTTGAATATTCTTGATTGCTTACATTAAATGGTCTTGGACTTGAGCCTTTACCCATTTGTTTTCTCCTTAGATGCCGCCTCAATCGCACGCTCGTGCAACAAGTTGTACAGGCTTGGCTCACCCTTGAAAAAGAAGTTTGCCACAACTATGAACAACATAAAAAGCATTACGTCTTTCATGTGTTCTTCTCCTTGAGTTTGGCTTCAATGGCTTTTACTGTGCTTGGTCGAACGTCATGTTCAATTGCAATTTCGTTTGCATCTTCCCAAGTCAGCCCAACCCATGTGCGCTGTGATGTGGTAGGCGGAACAAACTCCCAAGGGCACTTACATTTTTGAATGCCCCCAATCTCTTGCCCTGATGCTCTTGTTAAACCACATCTTCCGCATTGATACATCATGCTTCCCCCTTAATGCCGTGTGCGGCTTCGATGGCTCGGGCAATGTCAAGCACTTGGTCGCGGTAAAACATCGGCAGACCCGTTTTCTTTTCTGCTGGGTGCTTGTCAATGATGGTCAGCACTTCTTTTCGGGTTAGAGGATTACGCTGAGATGGTGATGTGTAGAGAGGCGTTTCGTATGTTTGCCCGTGGTCAACAAAATCCCTCATGTGTTTTTGAAACCGCACTTCATGTGTGCTTTTGTTCTGATACATCCACGCCACAGGCTCACAGTCCACGGCATCGTTTGCTAGGCATTTCTCAATGGCCTCTTCTGCTTTAAATGCTCTAACTAACACAGTATCCCTATTGCTGTTGTAATCTTGCCCAAGTTCCCATTCTCTGAAAATAGTTAACGCTTTTAAGGCCATGCGCATCACTTCTCTTTCTTCTTTAGTCATGCTTGTCCCCTTGCTCGGATGGCGGAAGAACAAATAGCACCGCAGTCACCATAGCCTGTCCACATCTCATCACACACCTTTGCACACGCCTCACGCTCGTAGGCGATGGCCGCCTTAACAGAACCAGTTGCAGCATCTGTGTAGACCTGTTGAACCCGCTTGTGCTCGGCAGAAGCGACAAGCTCGGCAAAGCGTTCAAGGTCTGTGTTATTAGCAAGCCACAGTTTTACTATTCCAGAATGCATTAATGAAAAACCACATTCTTCTGCCATGCGAATAATGTCTTCTCTGTTCATTTTCTTGCAGGGCAGTTTCTGCCTTGGTTACAGTTTCCGTTACATGGAGGACAAGTTTTTTCAGTCATACAAATCCCTTATAAAGAAAATCACTAGCGACCAAAAAGCCACTAGCGATATAACAATAAATCTCCAAACAACCTGTTTACTTACGCTCGTAAGCCAAGATTTTTGCTTCATCAGCTTCCTTGATTAGATGACTAGCCAACATCATTGTGCCTTTCATCTCAATGTCCATGAACTGCTCATCAGACAAAAGAGAAAACACATCTACGCCTTGATACTGGATTGACTTGAGATTCTCAGCATAAGTGCCTTGCTCGTCCATGTCGTATTCCAATACGCATTGAACAGTCTCGTCACCAGCACCAGTAGTTGTTTCAAACT